AAAAAAAGGATATATTTTATCTGTAAAGGTTCATGATCAAAAGACAGGAAGGTTTGTAGGTTGGAACCATGTTGTTTATGATATACCTGCCGAGATAGAGAAAAACCGAGAATCGGAAAACCCGACTTCGGAAATTACCGAGTTCGGTGAAAGTGCTCATATACTAAATACTAATGTATTACAAAAGACTAATTTAATACAAAATACTAAGTGTGTACAAAAGCCATCAATTTCTGAGGTTGAAGATTATTTTTTAGAAAAAGGCAGTACAATAGAAGCAGCAAAAAAGGCATTTGAGTATTATGATGTGGCTGATTGGAAAGATTCCAAAGGGAAACCTGTAAAAAATTGGAAACAAAAAATGTTAGCTGTTTGGATAAATAATTCTAACTTTAACAATAACTTTAAATCACCTAAAACTAAAAAAGAACAATATGAGCAATGGTATGAACGAATCAAAAATTCTATTGGCAGCGAAGAAAACTCCCAGACTTATGGACTGCTCAACTCAAGAAATACTTGAAATACTTACAAAGGCTATGATCCTATTGGGAGTTAAGGGGGATAGATTACCATCTGAATTTGAAATGAAATATATGAGTCAAATGGTAAAAGTTGATTATGCACAATTACCAATAGGTGAATTTGAACTTGCCTTTGAATTGATGATAAAAGATAAATTGGATGAAAATCCTGAAACCTATCAAAACTTTTCAGCATTATATCTTTCCAGAATGATGACCAGTTATGCAAGATGGGCTTATAAATACAGATTAGAAGAAAAGATTGAACCACAAAAACAATTAGCACCTGCAAATATTGATGATGATGAAATTTTGAAGATGTCTTTGGATATTTACAAAAAGCATAAAGATTGGAATCATATTTTTATGGGTTTAAAATGTTTTAATATTATCCACAAAAGAGGAATAGTTACTGACTTTGAAGGTACTTTGAAAAGAACAGAGGAGGCAATTAGAAAACAATATCAATATGCATCCCACAAAGAAAGAAAAGAAATGAATGAATTTTTAGAAGATGATGAACAGATGGAGTTAGCCTGTAGGAGAATGGCAGTTGCTGAATATTTCAATAAATTAATCTAATTTTATGAAGTGTAAACATTGTTTTAAATTTTATACAGTTACGATTCATAATGGCAAAACAGGTAAAACAGACTGCCCACATTGCGGAATCATCCAAAGAACTGACTGCATCCGACCTAACAAAATGGGCGAAGGCAGAAGGGGAAAGATTGGGTATGAGGCTGAACAGAGTCAACAATATACCTGTCAGGAGGAGAAAAGGAACAATAGAGAAAGGATGGGCAGACTTGCAAGGATATAATCAATTAGGATTATATGTTGCAATAGAGGTTAAAAAAATAGGCGATAGGTTAAGTAAAGAACAAACTCAAAGACTGAACGATGTTATTGATTGTGGAGGGATAGCATACATCTGTATACAGCAAGGTAAAAATCCAATTTTGCAGAAATGGACAAAAACGGAATATTAACTGAGCTGTGGAATAGCGAGGAGGTAAATCAGGCTATTAAGAAAATGCATCCTGTAGAGTTGCAGGATGATTTGAAAAGTGAAGTATTTCTGATTCTGGCTGAACTTGAAGATCAGAAAGTTATTGAGTTATATGAAAGAAAACAGATCAGATTTTACATGGTAAGGATCATGCTGAATCTGGTTCAGTCAACAGATAAAAAGTTCTTTAAAAAGTACAGGGATTTTGTAGAATGGCAACCAATAGAAAAGATTGATGAGGTTGAGGTTGATATTTCAGAAAATGTGATGCAGCATATTGAGGGACTTTATTGGTATCAAAAGGAAATATTAAGGCTCTATGCTTTTGAGTTTAAATGTAACGCAAAGGAGTTAAGCAGACAGACAGGCATACCATACATGAGTATAATAAGAACTTTAAACCAGACTAAAAACGAATTAAAAAAACTGATTAGGAAATGAATAATAAAATTACAATCAGAAATTTATGTGCTTTGCTTTGTGCAGACATTGATATAAAATTGTTAAGAAAGCCTGATCAAGAAACAGATTTAATTAGAAAATTTAATGTTTCTGAAATTAGATCACAGATTGAAGATTCTATGATTAGAGTTATTAATGTTTTAGAGGAAAGTAATTATAATATAGATAAAACAATTGAGCCATGATAATAGTCGCAGCTTTAATGTTTGCAATATTCTTTGTAGAGATACACAGATTTGATCAGAAATGGAAATTAGATTTTAAACCTTTCAACTGTGCGAGTTGCTTGGCAGCATGGATTGCCTTAGCACTTTATTTTTTGCCTGTAGAGATTACTGAGATCATGGCTTATATGTTTACTGCAGGATCATTAGCACCAATTATGAGAATGCTATTTTTAAAACTTTATAAAATATTATCATGAAACAAGAACACAAAGATTATCTGGAGGAACATATAGGTAATTTTCATACAGTCCAAAATGGGTATGTACGCAATTTAGATATTCAATTACTCAATATGTATGAGCATATATACAGGTCATATCTCGATCCAAACTTTGTACTGACTAAATGGTGCAGCAGTTGTGTTATGGATATGCTCAAAAGACTTTACACACACTATTTTAATTTGCCACAGGAGCAAGTTCAGGATTTGCCAATTGTACAAGAATCTGTACAAGATCCTGTACAAGAACAACCTAAAAAGAGAGGCAGACCAAAGAAATGAGAATACTTGCAATAACCTCAAAGTTTTCAGGTGTAGGATACCATAGGATTATGCTGCCTTTGGTGCATATGCAGAAAGATTACTGTTTGGTAACTGACACACTAAGTGAGGAAATAGTTAGTCAGGGATTTGATATATTTGTTATGAACAGATTCTTGGCTGATATAAGCATTCAGCAGATCATTGATTGGAGAAATAAATATGGCTTTAAATTAGTTGTTGACAATGATGATTATTGGCAACTTGATCCAACTCATATTCTTTACAATAGATATGAGGCAAATAACATAACAGACAAAATTCTGCAGTATATTAAGATTGCGGATTTATGCACTTGCACTCACGAAAGACTTGCAGATGCAATCTATCAATATAACCAGAATATAGAGATACTGCCTAATTCTTTGCCATACGGAGAGGAGCAGTTTCTGGACAATAAAATCGAATCGGATAAACTCAGATTGTTTTGGTCAGGATCAGGAACACATGAAAAAGATTTGAAGATTATAAAAGAGCCTGTCAAGAGATTAATGGGAGAGAATGTTAAAATGGTCATTGCAGGTTATAATGAAAGCGAGGGTGAAGTATGGAATAATATGTGCTATTATTTTTCTGCAGGTAGGAAACTTGACACACATATTTACAGATATTCACCTATTGAGAGATATATGGCTGCCTATGCTGATTCTGATGTGAGTTTGATTCCTTTGGTTGAGTCAAAGTTTAATGGCATGAAAAGCAATCTCAAGGTTTTAGAAACTGCAGCAAAGAAAAATCCTGCTATAGTTTCTGATGTTGATCCATATAAAAATCTGCCTGTATTATACGTTAAAAAACAATCTGATTGGTATAAGCATATAAAGAATTTGTTAAACGATCCACAGATGCGAGTTGAGTTAGGGCAGCAGCTTTTTGAATACTGCCAAAAGAATTACAATTTCAAAGAGATAAATATTAAAAGAAACAGCATTTATAGTAAACTGATCTAAATGCCTGTTATAAAATGCTCAAACGGAAAATACAGAATTGGTAACGGATCATGTATTTACGATTCAGAGGAAAAAGCACACAGAGCATGGGCAGCAATAAGGGTTGCAATGGCAGACAGTTACAATGATTATCCACAATCAGCAGTTAACGCAGCAAAAAGAGCAATAGATTGGGCAGAAAAAAATGGATGGGGATCATGCCTAACTCCTGTAGGAAAAGCCAGAGCATACCAATTAGCAAGAAAAGAAAACATCACAAGGGATACGATAGCGAGAATGGCAGCCTTTGCAAGGCATTTGCAGTATAAGGATGTGCCATATTCAAAAGGTTGTGGAGGTTTAGCTGTAGATGCATGGGGCGGTCAGGCAGGAATTGAATGGGCTCAACGTAAATTACAAGAAATAAAAGATGGACAAAAATAGTATTGGAATGTGCTTTGCCACAATCCTGACAAACATATTTGCAAACGTTACTTTATCAGAGATGGGCAACATAGTGACTATCGGTGTGGGTTTAACAACTATTGTTTATAACGTTTACAAAATTAGAAGCGAGAAAAAGAAATGAGAGAATTCTTCACCGAAGATAATAACAGATTGAGCATGAAGCGATTGTGCGGATTTGTCTGCACAGTCAGTCTTTGTGCTGAATTGTTTCACAGAGGTGGGGATGTTTTGGTTACTTCAATTGCCTTTATTGGTGCAGGATATTTAGGGCTTACAACAGCAGAGAAAATATTTAAGAAATGAAACTGAGTGAACATCTTGAATTGGCTGAGGTCATCAGGAGTGAATCAGCTAAACGGAGAGGCATTTCAAATATGCCAACTGAGGAACATATTGCTAATCTTAAAAAGTTGGCAGAAAATGTTTTTGAACCTATACGTGCAAATTTCAGGCAGCCTATACGTATAAGTTCAGGTTATAGGAGTCAATCATTAAATGCAGCTATTGGAGGTGCAACAAACTCACAGCATAGTACAGGTGAGGCAATTGATATTGATATGCAAGGCACTTCATTAACGAATAAAGAAATTTTTAATTTTATAAAAAATAAACTTAACTTTGATCAGCTCATTTACGAATTTGGGAATAATACAGAACCTGATTGGGTTCATGTTAGTTACAAATCAAATGGGCAGCAGAGGAAACAGGTATTGAAAGCCATAAAGGAAAATGGCAAAACAAAATATATACCTTATGCCGACAAAACGTAGGCGGTTATTTTTTGATTGTGAAACCTCACCCAATTTGGGTGTGTTCTGGTCAGCAGGATATAAACAAAACATTGATTACTCGAATATTATAAAAGAAAGAGCAATCATTTGTATTTGTTATAAGTGGGAGGAGGAAAAGCAAGTTTATGGATTGAATTGGGATAAAAAGCAGGATGACAAAAAAATGCTGCAGCAATTTATTGAGGTCGCTAATCAGGCAACTGAATTAATTGGGCATAATGGGGATACATTTGATTTGGCATGGATTAGGACAAGATGTTTATTTCATGGTATTGATATGTTTCCAACATATACAACTATTGATACATTAAAGGTTGCGAGGTCAAAGTTTAGATTTAACTCGAATAGGCTCAATTACATTGCGAGTTATTTGGGAATAGGTAAAAAGATTAAGACTGAGTTTGATTTGTGGAAATCAATACTTTTGGATAATGATCTTGTGGCAATGGAAAAGATGTTAAAGTATTGCAAACAGGATGTGGTACTTTTAGAAAAGGTTTTTAAACATTTGAATAACCATATTGAGCCCAAAAGTCATTATGGTGTTATTTTTGGTGCTGACAGAGGAAGTTGCCCTGAATGTGGATCAGATGATCTTATCATTCAACAAAGGAAAACAACAGCATCAGGAGTTAAAAAAATAATTTATCAATGTAAAACTTGTTATAAATTCCACAGAAAAACTGACAAATAATGTTACCAAAAAAAGTAAATAAAATGAGCATCGAAGAACAGGAAGTGTATTTGATTAATAAAATGCAGGAGTTGTACAAGAAAGAGGAAATTTATAGAAGGGCATTGGCAAAGGTGCGAGGTAATCATAAAATAGATTTGTCAGATTTGGAAAGACCTGATTTATTGGAAATGAAAGTTGAACAGAATTAAAGTTAAATATCGCAAACTTGGCAAACATAAAGTCTGGGGATTCTCAGACAGTTCTGGTTTTGTTGAGTTAGATGCAACTCTCAAAGGGAAAAAAGCATTAGAAATATTAGTCCATGAGTGTTTGCACTTACTTTATCCTGTTGATACAGAGGAGGAAATTGTAAATAAAAGTATAACTTTGACAAATACTCTTTGGCATGAAAAGTATAGAAAGATAGATGACAAAGAGGATATACCAATGCAAGATGGCTCACTATGAAAAAACATACACAGATATACATGAAATATTTCGGATATGGAGTTGATGATTTCATTGGCTGTGAAGTATGCGGTAACAAAGCTGTTGACATTCATCATATTGATTGTCGGGGGATGGGTGGCAGCAAAGACAAAGACAAGATCGAAAACCTGATGGCAGTCTGCAGAATGTGCCATGAAAAGTATGGTGACAAAAAAGAATACACAGAATTACTAAAACAAACACATCACAGATTTATCGAAATTTATGGCAAAATGTACTGACAAAGAATTTCTGGAAACAGAATTAAAAATGGGGATTAGCTTAGATAATCCTGCATTCATGGAGTTGGCAAAAAATACTGTTGCTCAATTAAATGGATATGGATCAAAGATTCTGGATTATGGCTGTGGAGTTGGAGCATATTCAAAGGCAGCTATTGAGCATGGTTTTGAGGTTTATGCATTCGAGAAGTTCAAGGCTCACAAAGATTATTTAAAGGCAAATTTGCCTGAATTAAAGGTAGTGAATAAACTACCAAAAACAGATATATTAATGTTCATTGAAACAGCAGAACATATGACTGATGATGAAATAAAAGGCATTTTTCAGCATATAAATCCAATATGGATTCTGTTTAGCAGTACAAGTGAAAAAACTGCCAATGATGAAATGTGGGGGCATATAAACGTAAAAGAACAAAAAGAGTGGGATGATTTCTTTTTTAAGTTAGGGTACAGAATACACAAAAACGTACCACTCCCAACTGAATGGTCAAAGATTTATCAATTAATGTAATATGAAACCTAAATTTAGATTAGAAGTTGAAGCAGGAGTATATGAAACAGATACTTTCTGGCAATTAATTATCGAAGTATTGAGCCACAGATTTTGGCATTTGAGAAAACATGGTAAATGGATTGACTAATGAAAAAAGGATCACAGGATAAAATAAAAGTTACCTTTGGTAAACGAAAGAAAGGCAAAGCACAGAAATCATTCAATAAACATGACAGAAAAGAACGAAATTATCGTGGTCAGGGTAGGGGAAATTAAACCCAACCCAAACAATCCAAGAATCATAAAGGATGACAAGTTCAAGAAACTTGTTAAAAGCATTCAGGAGTTCCCACAGATGCTCAATATAAGACCAATCGTTGTTAATGATGATATGGTAGTATTGGGAGGTAATATGCGTTTAAAGGCTTGTAAGGAAGCAGGATTAAAAGAACTGCCTATTATAAAGGCTTCGAGTTTAACAGAGGAACAGCAGAAAGAATTTATCATAAAGGATAATGTTGGATTTGGTGAATGGGATTGGGAAAGCATAGCAAATCAATGGGATGCTGAACAATTAACAGAATGGGGATTGGATATTCCATTATTCAAACCAATGGAAGAACCTGATGATTTAAGTGAAAAAATTAAAACATCATTCAGAATTGAAGTTGTTTGTAAAGATGAAATTGAGCAAGAACAGAAATATAACAAGTTAATTGAAATGGGTTACGAATGCCGACTTTTGACATTATAAAAGAAACAAAGCCTAAAAAAACATTTAGGGTTGCATCGGTAATCGGTAAATTCGATTTACAGAGTGAACATATAATTGAACAATTTAAAGGAAGTATTGACATTGATGATAATTGGCAAATTGGATTAATAGTAGGTAAAAGTGGAACAGGTAAAACAACAATTGCAAAACAATTATTTCCTGAATCATATATAACCAATTTTGAATATTCAGAAGAAACAATTTTGGATGATATGCCTAAAAATTGTTCGGTTGAAGATATTACAAAAGCATTTAATTCAGTAGGTTTTAGTTCCCCACCTTCTTGGTTAAAACCATATTCAGTTCTTTCTAATGGAGAAAAAATGAGGGTTGACCTTGCAAGAGCAATATTAGAAGAACAAAATTTATTTGTATTTGATGAATTTACAAGTGTAGTTGATAGAAATGTTGCACAAATAGGATCATTTGCAATGCAAAAGGCAATCAGAAAAACTAAAAAAAAGTTTATAGCTGTAACTTGTCATTTTGATGTTGAAGATTGGTTGTTACCTGATTGGGTATTTGATACAGATACAATGACCTTTCGTAAATGCGAAGGGCAAAAAAAAAATAGACCAGACATCAAATTCGAGATATTCAGTACAAACGATAAAACAATATGGAAAATGTTTGCAAAGCATCACTATTTGAGTCACACACACAACAATGCTGCAAATGTTTATATTGCTACAATAAACGATAATATAGCAGGTTTCCTTTCTGTTTTACATTTACCACATCCAAAAGTTACAAATATGAAGAAAGTACATAGATTAGTTGTATTGCCTGACTATCAAGGTGCTGGATTTGGTTTAAAATTTTTGAATATGATAGGCGAATATTATAAAAAAAATAAATATAGATTTAATATACTTACTTCTTCTCCAAGTTTAATATATGGATTGAAAAAAGATAATAAATGGTCATGTACAAGAATTGGAAGAAAAACTCCACAAACTGGTGTTCTAACAAGCACAGGTAGTCATGATAGAATAACAGCATCATTTGAATTAAAAACAATGGCATAACAATGGCAAAGAGAATCGAACAAGAACATGGTGGTGTTATAAATAATTGGGAAAAAGGCGAGTCAGGTAATCCAAAAGGTAGGCCAAGAAAGTATGTAAGTCTTTTAAAAGAGCAAGGATATAAGCTATCCGAAATAAACGATAGCATTCAGGCAATGATGTCAATGACTATTGAGGAACTTAAAGCTGTATGGGATAACCCACAGGCGACAGTACTTGAAAAAACAGTTGCACACGCAATGAGAAAGAGTTTAGAAAAAGGAAGCCTTTATTCACTTGAAACATTACTGACAAGAGTATATGGTAAGCCGAAAGAACAAATGGACATCAACACAGATAATAAGGTTGAGATCGTATTTGTTGAAGGCAAATCAATATTATGAGAATTGAGTTTTCTGCTGCACATATTAATCAAAAACCTATTCTTGAAAGTCAAGCAAGGTTTAATGTGCTTATGTGCGGTCGAAGATTCGGCAAGAGTGAACTATGTCTGATTAAGATTATAAAGACTGCCTGTTTTGGTCAGAATCTTGCATACATAACCCCTACATATAAACTTGCAAAAGTATTCTTTAATAAGTTAGGCAATGCCCTACCTTACCCAAAAAACCAATCAGATTTAAAGATTGACTTTCCGAATGGTGGATCAGTTGAGTTCTTTACAGGGGAAAGGTTAGATGGTTTACGAGGTCGAAAGTTTCATGGGGTTATAATAGATGAGGCAGCTTTCATTTCAGATTTAGAAAACGGATGGCTTAATTCAATCAGACCTACCTTAACAGACTATAAAGGTTGGGCAATGTTCTTGAGCACCCCAAGAGGGCAAAATTTCTTTTATAGCCTATTCAATAAAGGGGGCGAAAAAGATTGGGCGAGTTTTAAATATACTACATACGATAACCCATACATAGATCGGGATGAAATAGAAGATGCCAAAAGTCAGTTACCTGCTGCTGTATTCGAACAGGAGTACATGGCGAATCCAATGGAAAACGCAGCCAATCCATTCGGGAACGAATATATAAGAAACTGTATTCGACCAATGAGCAACCGAGAGCCTGTAGTGTTCGGGATAGACCTTGCCAAGTCATATGACTATACAGTAATAATAGGATTGGATTCTGAAGGCAATACAGCCTTTTTTAGCCGGTTTCAAAAGGATTGGAATAGTACCAAGCAAGAGATACTAAAACTGCCTAAAAAGCCCATTATAATCGATTCTACAGGGGTTGGTGACCCGATATTCGAAGACCTTCAAAGAGCAGGACTGATCATAAATGGCTTGAAATTTACCCAAAATAGCAAACAACAGTTAATGGTCGGGCTTCAAACAGCTATCCAAACAGGGCGCATTGGATATCCTACCGGTTTGATTGTCAACGAATTAGAGGTATTTGAGTATCAATATACAGCATCAGGGGTTAAATATTCTGCACCTTCAGGATTTCATGATGACTGTGTTATGGCTTTGGCTTTGGCATGGCACAATATGAATTTCAAAGCAGGTTCAGGAAAATACAATTTTCTTTAAAAAAAAGTTTAAAAAATATTTGGTGGATATAAAAAAAGGTTTATCTTTGATGTATCAAAACAACCAAATATGAAAAAGATTACAAAAGCAACAGTTAAAAGTTTCATCAGAAAGAATGAAGGTAAAATTTATGTAAAAGTTCAATCATCATTTGATGGCATGGTTGACGGAATTAGATTCATTGAAGATCAATTTGAAATTGCAGAAAAAGAAACAGTTAATACAGATCACACATTCGGCATTAAAGGTGCATGGTTTGTAGGTCATTCAAGAGATTATTGTAGAGCATATGAAGATCAAAACTTTGTTGGGTATTATATTCATAATGCTTGTGGAAGTTTTTATTTAACCACTAAAAAATAATAAAATGAAAAAGGAAAACTTAAATTTAATTTTAGCTTTGATTATCGGAGCAATCATTATTGGTTTAATGCAAGACAATTACTGTTTATGAAACTACACAACAAAGATGTCATAATTGACTTGCTCACAAACAAAGAGCATTTAAGGGATAACGATCAGGCTTTGATAGCGAATATATGGTGGCGAGAATTAGTCACACAAGGCAAAGACAAATCAACTGCTTTTGAAATGCTCAAAGTATTTTCGGAAGGTAAGTTATCCAACCCTGAATCAATCAGAAGGTCAAGGCAAAAGATACAGGAAGAACAACCTGAATTAAGGGGAGCAAGTTACCGAGCAAGACATAGAGAACAAGATAATGTTAAAGAACAATTAGGTTACAATTAAAAGTTTATTTATATTTGTAAAAACCACTTATTATGAAAATCGAATTAATCAAAGAAACAGACTTTGCAGGACACTCAACGTATTTCATTACAATAGATGACAAATACGTTACAGGATCAATGGTAACAAATGAGGAAAAGGCAATTGAAATGTATGAGTTTGCTGTAGCGAATAAGGGAGAGAAAAAAGTTGAAATAATCAAACAAACAGAGATATGATAGGAGAACTACTAAGGAAAACAAGACAAGAGCAAAACCTAACCCAGAAACAATTGGCTGAGAAATCAGGCATCAGCTTTGTTTCAATTAATCGTATTGAAAATGGCAATCCACCCAGACTTTCAGTCATCACAAAAATTTTCTCAGC